GCTGCTGATCTATCTGTGCGAATTGTCCAGCTTGCTTAGCCATCTCCATATCAATGGCTGAGTTCTGTGCAGTCTGTTGTTCTTGCTGCTGATCTTGCATACTCTTAATTAGATTCAAAGTATCAATACCCATAGCAGCAGCCAGACGTTTGATGGCTTCATCACTATTGATAAATTTCATCATCGCTTCAGGTCCAACAGTTTGAGATACAGTAGTCATGAAGTTAGTTAGTGCTTCACGATCCATACCTCTACCAACACCATTAAGACCAGCAATAATTGTAGGTTTTACAAAGTCTTTTGGAATTTTAGGAATTGACTTTGCTTTAGTAAGAACTGACATCTTACGATTCAAATAAGGAACCAAGAACTCAACAGTAAGTAGACTAAATAATCCACCAAGTTGTTGCTCTAGTTCCATCTGTGTCATGCGTACTTCTTCAGCAGTAGTACGTTCACTATTTCTTACCTGAAGAACCATAAATGCTTCAGCTAAGCGCTTCTCCAATACCTGCATTTGTTGTTGAGCAGTTTGGAAGTCAGCTCCTTTACCTACTTGAATTACACCAATGTCTTCAGGTCTACCCTGGACAATGGCACCATTCCTAGCTTGAGCTAGGGTCTGTGGTTTAGTAGTACTTGATGGTGATACAACGAAGACAACTTTAGCTGCTGCTGCAGAGCCTTCTACGAGTGCCTGAGAGAGTGCTTCGAGTGACTTAAGATCACCCATAAACTCTTCAACACGACCACGACCATAAGGTTCTTGGTCAACAGTATTGAATCTAAGTGCAATCCAAGGTGTGTTATCTACTGGTGCCTTACTGTAAGAACCCTCTAGTACATAACCTTGACATTCTTGATGCCATACAAATTGTTTTTCATCACGCAATACGTGAGTGTACACATCAACGTCATGATCTGACGCATCACTATGTTCACCATCATCACCTACAGGATTAACTGCTTGTTTAAATTCAGCAGGCATCTGTTCCATTACTAGGTCACGATTAATTCGTTCACGTGTGACAATCTCAATTACATTACCTTCACCATCACGGTCGATAACATATCTATTCAACGGAAACAACTTAAGATGATCCTTACCCATGAAGATCAAAGCATTACCAGCAACCACAAGATGTTTCATGGCTTGATGGATAACAACTCTATCGTCAGAAGCAGAGATCAGTTCATTAATTGTTCTTTCAATCTTTGCAAAACTAAGATCTAGTTCTGTCCTTACTTGTTGATCCATATCCTGTTCAATCAACTTTGCTTCATCAAGTTGTAGTTTGAAGAAGCTAGTTTGAGCAGGCATCAATGCAAGCATAAGTTTAGAAGCCAAGGTAACTACACCTTTAGCTCCTACACTTTGCCAGGGTGTAAGAAGAGATCTCCTAGATTTGACATTGTCTTCATCATCCCAACGGATGAGATATGGAAGAGTAAGTTTAGCTGCTTCCATAGCAGTCTCTAGGTACTGATCTCTATCTGATCGCAGAAGAGAGTACCGACTGTAAGCTGTGTCTTTCATAATAATTTATTCCCAAGGTACAGGTTCAGTAGTTCCATCTGCATTGAGATACACCAGCTGACCATCCCTTACAGTTGCATTACGTCTTCCACTTTGTTCGTTTCTAATGTGTTGTGGAGTCAGGTTATTTTTAGTCATGTCATCTAGATCATCCCACTCAACTGATTTACCGGTTGATTGATCTATAACATCATAGGTAAAATCACCATTTCTATTAGCGGTATAAGTATATTTGTATGAGGTTTCTTTGCCATCAGCATTTGTTGCTGAGATAGTTGTTCCACCTTTAGCGGTTGTTTGATGTTTACCTCTAAACATACTTTCATCCCATTGAGGTCTCCAGTCTGTATTAATATCCAGCTCAGGTTCAGGTTCAGGAGTTACTTCAGGTTCAGGAGTTACTTCAGGCTCTGGAGTTACTTCAGGTTCAGGAGTTACTTCAGGTTCAGGAGTTACTTCAGGTTCAGGAGTTACTTCAGGTTCAGGAGTTACAATCTCCTCATCAATAGGCGTACCCTCGGGAGTACCTAGGTCAGGATCATTACCTGGATATTCAGGATCAGGATTCTTACCATAGTCAGGATCATAAGGTTCACCAGGATCAAGAGGTTCTAAAGGATCAGCAATAAATTCCTCACGTTCAGGCGCTTCATAGGTATATTCAGGTTGAACATATTCAGGCAATACTTGAACAGGTCCTTGATAAGACAAAGGATCAGGATTAAACCTAGCGCGTTCATCAAGCATCTGTTGTCTAGATGCGATGTCTCTCTTAAGTCCATAATCTTTTACTTCATATGTTTGAGGTTGAAACATATCAAGTATTTCTTTTACTGATTCATAGGATTTTGATAGTTCATTTTTAGAAATATCAATCATACCTGTAATATCAGATATTTCACCAGCTATTCTATCCTGTTCTTGAGCATAGGTTTCACCTCCTTTTGCAGCATTGTATTCATCATTGGTCATGCCAGTTGCTTCCCTTTCTGCGGGAGTCATGGCTGTCCAATTTTTACTGGTATCAATACCTTGAGGATTTAATTTACCTATATTTTCTGTAGCTAAATACTCAACCTTCCAAGGTTCAACATCAGCTAAAAAATCATACTCAATTGGGTCAAGATCATAATCTAGTTCTTCTTCTTCTTCCTCTACTTGAGGAGTTTGGGAATCGTCATAGTAGTTAAAAGATACACCACCACTACTATCAGTCTGCCAATTGTAGTTACCAGCAACTTGACCACGTTTAATTCCTTCTAGAATTGTTAAACCATCACCATCTGTATCGTATAGGTACTCTTCTAGAGCATCTTTAAATTCATTCTCCCTCAAGACTTCGGGGTTTTTTATGTCACCAAGAAAACCAACGTTGACATCTACAGCATTACCTTCGTCATCAAATCCAGCTGAATTTAATTGTTGCCTCCAGCTATCCCATGCACCATCAATAAAATCTTCTAAACCTTGAGTCCAAGTATCTTCATCTAAATAACCAATAGCATTAATGTAGTAATCATTACCAGGTGGAGGTTGACTACCATCCCAACTAACGTCACCTGATGCATCGGTAACAGTTAGCCTACCGTCAAAATCACGATTAGGTCTAGTAACGTATGTATCTATATCCTGCTGAACTGTAAGAAGTCCATCAGTTATAAATCCAGAGAAAGCAGCATCATCTACATTTGTTTTTGTACGTAGCTGTCTAATATCGTTCTGTGTTAATTGACCATCTGAAACTAGACCTTGAAAAATATCCCAAAAGTCTGAGTCTTCAATTCTGTATGCCATTGGTCTCCTCCTCTATTTTATCTAGTAGCCACTCAACGACAGAACGTTGACCAGCTTTGTACATAATCATGTTCATGTCGTCAGTAGGACTAGGGTTAAAAGGTGGAAAATTATCATCTAATTGGTTGATGATTGCATTGAGTTCAATGCCTTTAGCTTCGAGTAGACTAAGCGTACGAGGGGAGGTTGACATTACTGTGTTCAAAGAAAGCAGGCATACGTGCAGCTTTAGTAGCAGCAAACTCAGGAGCTTTACCCTGATACATTAGGTTGTCGCTACTATCAAGCCAAAATTTTTTATCCAAATATCTGGTCTCAGTATTACTTTCTAGTGGTTGCATAACCCAGTTAATTGTTGCCTTCCTGAGTTTATCCAGGGAAGGAGACGGTCTGAGTCCAAGTTCCGCACACACAAGAGAGTTCGTTGCAACATGAATTTGCTCATCTCTGGAGATGTCAGCGGATACGGTACGCATTCCAGCATCACCATTCCACCGAAAAAAGGGGAGTAGTACAAAGAAAATTGCACGCTCGGCAACCATTGCTTTGAGCACCGTGTGATCTGGATGCGCCATCCACGCTTCTTTAAGTTTAAATGCTTCTGCTTCTGCTTTGTCATCCACACCGTAAGCATCGGCGATGTAATTGAGAGCCAAGTCATGGTTCTCTTCATCGGTGACGTTTGAGAGGAGTAACTTGCGTGCCATAGACGGCACTTCAGTAGCCAAGGCATCAGTTATAAAATCTCCCACAGGTAGTTCCATATGTCTTAAGGCAAGAGCACGGTGGATTGTTTCCTCCGCGCCTTCCTTGCATGTACCAGCAATCGGTTTGACCGGTGTCCATTTGCGCTTCCGCGCCATTAGTTTTTCGTAAGGGTTCATTCTGCACAATCACATTGAGGTTGATTATCTCCTTCAAATAGGTTGGCAAGATAAATATCTACATCCTCCTCATCAAGAGCAGCATATGCATTAGACTTATCTTGTACATCACCCATTACCTGGAGACTATAATAAAGAGAGGTTTGTGGAGACTTAAGCCACTCTTCAATAAATCCCTCATCCATTGTTGCCAAATCTGACCACCAATTAAAAGAGTATCCGTGAAGAAGTCCACTGTTTTGGTATAAAGTAATAATACCATCAGCAACAGCTTTGTAATTATCCCATCCAACTTCGGATGCAATTTCTACTTCGCCATAATCATATGTTTGGACACCAAAGGTGCCAGAATCACGGTCAACTGTCCGTGCAATAGGTGGTGCAATCTCAGGAGTACAAGTAAAGCCATCAACATCCTGTGAGCGGTAGCTACAAGACGCTGTAGGAGCGATTGCAAAGGCTCGAACCATATTGTATTGGAGAGCTATTTCAGAGGCTTCCTTGATCCCCTGAGCGATTCGAGCAACAAGCTCATAAGCTACTGTTGCTTTGGTTTCGTTGTTATTAAATTGTTCGAGTGCACGTCCAAACTGCTCATAACTAACGTTGTATCTCCGCAAGAGATTTGAGAGACCCAATGCTCCAAGTCCAACCTGTCTATCAGTGGTAGAAGATAAGTACTCTCCTGTCTCTCCCACACCCGTTCTTGGATGTAACTCACAAAGTTCCTGCATCCCGACACGGAAAGCTTTTGGGATGTCTTCATATGTACAGGCTCCAAGATTGACGTGCTGTAGCAAACAGGTACCTCGGG